CCAATATATGAACCTAATAAATGGAATAAAAATAAATATATTTTAAAAAGTCACAATTGTTATATGTATGCGTTAAATAAAATAGATAAAAAAATTATGAATACTTGTAAAAAGTATATTAGAAATAAAAAAACATTTAAAAAAAATAGAAAAAAATTCAAAAATAAATGGGATTTTTTATGGTCTAGACCTGGTAAAGCGGGTGGATATTCGTTTTCAAAACCTTATGTATGTAAAGATGTTATAAGAGGAATATTAATTGATTGTCCAAAATCAAAATATATGGGTACAAAAACAATGAATTTTAAATGTCCTAAAAAATTTTATAGAATTGCATTAGTTCAAACTAAAATAGGAAAGGATTTTCATTTTTATAGACAGGATAAAAATGGAATGTGGAGTCATAAAAATGGTTGGAGGAAAGCAACAAATAAAGATTGTGATGGTAAATTGATCGCGGATCCAAAATATTCAAATAATGGGATATATAAAGTATTTTGTGGTTATTTTTTAGTTCCAAATGATTCAAATAAAAAAAAAATGTCAAATATTACAAGAAAAAAAAAGAAATAACTTTTTAAATATTTTTATTTTTTTAAAATTTTTTATACTTTCAAACGTATAAAAAATTTAATAAATATCCTGTTTATCTGATTTTGATTTACTATAATGATTATAATTGTCACCACAATTATCGTTGCTGCCTCTATAATCCCCACCCAATAATCGTGCAGAATTATTATCCAATGAATCCGATACGCCCGAATAAAAAATGGAAGAACCACCTTTTTGTGTCTTGCTTCTTCGGCGGCGGTACTTTTTTTTGCGAGATTTACATTTGCAGCGTCCTTTACATTTGCAGCGTCCTTTACATTTGCAGCGTCCTTTACATTTGCAGCGTCCTTTACATTTTCTACATTTTCTACATTTTAAACATCTTTTTGACTTTCTGCGCGATTTTCTGCGCGATTTTTTACGTATCCCGCGCGATTTTTTGCGAGACTTTCTGCGCGATTTTCTGCGCGCCTTTTTGCGTCTTCCACCACATTGTTGCCCAGCATCATTTCTTGAAATAGGAGCGTATCCACCTTTTACTAAATGTGCATTGGCCGCACCTGCTTTATCATATCCATAACTAGCCATTGATTCGTGATTAAATCTACTTTCAGCTAATGATTGATGTCCTAATCCTAAATTTTTATTACCTCCCTTTTGACCATCGCAACTTGAATAAGAAACCCTAGAAGGTATTAAGTAACCGGCGCCTGAATTGGCATCATTTTGCAATGATTGCATTGTTGCGCCATAGCCGCCACCTTTATATAATTGTTTCATCCCAACCTTATTGCTACATCCCGTTTTGTCTGTATATAAAGCAGTATTTGTATTATTAAGTAATGACGAATCAAGAGATGACATTATATATATAATATATATTTATTTTTCTTGAGATAAAATAAAAGAAAATTTTGATATATTTTCATTTGTACGCACAATTGGTTCCCATGATTTAAACTTTTTTTGAAATTTACATTTCATATTAATATGCTTTTTTTTAATATATTTATCTAAAGCGATATTTTCAAAATCTTCTTCATCGTCGCTTTCTTCAAGAAAATCTAAATTTATATTTTCCTTTATATTTCTAAATAAACTATTTAATAAAACACTATTTTTAAAACTTGAAATATGAGATAAACCATAATAATATAATTTATTGTTTTTATAACAATAAAGTTTATAAATATCAGGTTGTAACATAGCTTCTACTTGGAAAAATGCATATTTATTTATTTTTTGAAAAATTTGTTCATTATAAAAAATATTTATATTTTTTTTTAAAAAACGATGTTGTATTGAGAATAATTTATAGGGTATTTTATTTATCATTTTATGAATATCTTCATAATTTGTACTAATAATTGGTAAACCGAATATAATATCATTTTTTTGATAAATAATTTGTTTTATCTCATTTTTTAAAATAGAATATTCTATATTAATTTTTTCTAAATTACAAACATTTTTTAAAGATTTATTTTTATAATAAAATATATCTTCAATGTTAAAAAAATTTATATTATTATAATTAAAAATAGTACCATAAAAAATAGTACCAATTCCAATACACAAATTTGATTTAAAACTGCATATTTTTTTTTCTATATTGGTTATTTTATTATTTTTTTTATTTATTTTTAAAATGATTAATGATTGTTTGGAATTAAAAGAATAAAACCACGCAAAATATTTAGGTCCATAAGGTATTGTTAAATAACAATTAATGTTTTGAACTTTATTATGGAGTTTTTTTTCATAAGAAAGTTCTATATCAGGGAAATTATTTAAGAGTTGTTGTTTTTCTTTAAAATTCATTTTATTAAAAAATAATAATATAGTTTTAAATATTTTAAATATAAAATATTTTTAATAACTTGTAAACGATGACGATTTTCCATCACTGTCATTAAATATATCGCCGGCGCTTTCTAATTTTGTAGCATTGCTTGTTTTTGATAAATTTTTAAGATAATCTTTTAATTCATTTTTCATTGATTCTTTATCCACGGTTTTTTCTTCACTTTCATAAATATCTTTGTATTGTTGTTTGGGTTTTTTAATTAAATCTTTTATTTTGGGAACTGTTAAATTTGTTTTAAAATAATTATATATATTATGCATTGTAAATATAAATAAAAAAGATATAATTATTTGTCGTAATATCCAGAATATCATTTATATATATATTTTATATTAACAATTTTTTAATATAACTTATTTCTTTTATCATTAAAATATCCAATATATTTAATGAATTATTTGATTTAATATAGAAATCATTAATCTTGTTATCTATTATTTCAAAAGTTAATATAAAATCATTAATATTAAATGAAATTTCTTGTATATTTAAATAATGATGTTCAAACGGAATTTGAGTACAATTTTGTTCAAATTTTAAAAAATGATTTAATTCTATTAAATAATTTGTTTCATTTAAAATGGTTGATATATAATTATATTTTTTTAATGTTTTATTTTTTAAAATATAAATACCTTTATTGGATAATATAAAGTGATTATTTTTAGTTTTATGAATATTTTTTTTTTTTAAATAGTTTATTATATTTGGTTTTAAATTATGAATACCTAGATCTTTAAAATAAATTTTTTTATCATAATATTTTTTGTTATGAGATGGTTTGTTATGTTTATGCATTATTAAATATATATAATTTAAACTATTTAAACTGATATGTTTAATAATAATCAGAATGGTAAAAGTAATTTTTGTTAAAAAAAATGGCACATTGAAGAATAGTTCGATAAAATTAGAAAAGTTTGGTGATTTATATAAAAAATGTTTATTTACATCAAATAAAAATTTTGAACAAAGAAGTACTTGGTCAATTGATAACAAAACATTTTATAGTATTTTTTGTAAAAATAGCGGTAAATCCGGTAGTGAAAATAAATATGAATTGCCCCCACCAATCGATAGTGAATTATTTTTTGGAACTTTAGTTATATTAAAACATTCTAACAAAATCTTAGATGTTGATAATTTACAAGATTTGTTGTTAGATGAATGGGAAAATGTGTATAATAAATTATTTGGAGGTTTTGAAGACATTGAAGATGATGAAGAAGAAAGTGAAGAAGAATATATTGATCCAAAAAATTTAACAAAGCACGGTTATGACAAATCTGATGGATTCGTAGTTGATGATGATTCAATTGAAAGTAGCGATGAAGAAGATGAAGAAGATGAAGAAGATGAAGAAGATGATGAAGAAGATGAAGAAGATGAAGAAGAAGATTATGAAGATGAAGACGATCAAGACGATGAAGACGATGAAGACGATGAAGAAGATGAAGACGATGAAGAAGATGAAGACGATGAAGACGATGAAGATGAGTTTTTAGATAACGATTATCTTACAGAAGAAAGTTACATTGATGAAGATTAATTAAATTGAAAATAATTTAAAATAATAATTATATTAATAAGAAATATGGAAAAAAAAATTTTTAGACAGAATGTTGCTAAAATTATAAATAAAAAACTGCATAATAAAAAAATATCTATTAATATTGAAAAAAGTGTATTTAATTATGCTATCAATGAAGCAACAAATAAAAATATTGTAAGAAAATGGGAAAATAAATATTTTTTGCAAATTTATAAAAATAGATTAAGAAGTATTTATTCTAATTTGAAAAATAAAACATTTTTAAATAATATAAAAAAAAAAAAAAAAAAAACATTTTTAAATAAAATAAAAAAAAAAAAAATAAAAACCACACAATTGGCAAAAATGACACATCAAGAAATGTGTCCTGAAAAATGGAAAAAATTAATAGATTCTAAAATTAAACGTGATAAAAGTATGACATCTGTAAATATGTCAGCAGCAACAGATGAATTTAAATGTTATAAATGTAAAAAAAAAAAATGCACTTATTATCAATTACAAACGAGATCAGCAGATGAACCAATGACAACATTTGTAACTTGTTTAGTTTGTAGTAATAGATGGAAATGTTAAAAATTAATATATATATTTAAATTATATATTAATGGATGAAACAATTATTGAATATATTTATTGGAATATAGATAATACACAAATACAATCAAATACTAATCGCCCTCCATCGAACAATAATACATCTGGTTGGGATGTTGTATCAAGTAAAAACTATGAAAATTTTTTTGATTTATCAAACAATGATATTAATGGATTTTCCTACAATTATAGTGATGGTATTACAGGGTATAGACCATTGAAATTGGAATATACTATAAAATATGATATCAATGGGAATCCTTATAACAATTTAAATATTAAAAATACGAATGGTATTGAAAAATTTATTTATATTTTTAAACCAAATGAAGAATTTACCGATAGAAATTTTTTTGGAAATGATATTTTGTATAATGATTCGGGTGATATTAGTATGAATTATTTTAGCAATATGTCTGATATAACATTAAAAATAGAAGATAGATTTAAAACGAATAAATTTGATATTAGTGAAAATAGAACTTATATTAAACAAGAAAATTCAAAAAATTTAATCTTAAAACCTGGGAAATGGTTTTTTTTATATGATCCAAGTGGAAATTCAGATGGACAAATTATAAGGAATATATATAAACAATGGGTATTTATTTCAACTATAAAAATACCACACGTTGATTTTTTATATGATAATAAAAAAATAAATATGCAATTAAATAATGTTTCATTTGATAGAATTTTTTTAACTATAAATAATTTTGATTTGATAGATATGCGTAATCATTTTTCAAAATATTTTTCAACACTGGGAAAAAATGATATAGCATCCAGGGATGTGGATAATGATTATATGAGAATATTCTTTGAATTTTTATTATGGGCACCAAATAATGTAAGTAATAATATTACAGATAATAATTCTTGGTTTTTACCCAATAATTATAATGGTATTGACGATGAAAGAATTAAAGAAACACCAACATATTATCTAGAAAACTATGGTGATGATAAAGAAACATTGTATCTTGATTACTATAATAATGAACCAGGTATAAGATATGACAGAGTTAGTTATAAAAGCAGGGTATTTTATGCGAATCATATAGCTAGGATACAATATAATGGTATAGGTACAAATACGTACCCTTCTAGAACATTTGTTGGTGACGCGAGTAGTTCTGCTGCATCCGCTTTTACTGGATTATCAAAAACACATATTACAAATCAGCAATATTCAGAAACACCTAATGCTTGGAATGGTGATATTGAAATAATAGCTTCAATAAATAGAGATGAATTGGGTGATGATCATTTTTTTATTTTAACAGAAAGTTCTTCTAAACCAAATGGGAGTTGGTCCCAGTCATCAAATCAGTATAAAATAGCGTGGAGTGGGAGTGAACTAAGATTATATACTCCTTCCAACTTAGAAAACCCTATATCAACATCCAATAATGCTTCAATTTATCCAAAAGTATATGTATTAAAAATAACAAAAGATAATGATAAAATTAAAGTATTTATAGATGATAATGAAAATGCAAGTTTAGAATGTGATTCTCCAAGTTGGGGTGATTTTTATATTTGGGTAGGTGCAGATGCAGATTCCAGTTCAACTGGTGCACAATTTCAAAGTATATCTGTAATTTCAGAAGGTAATTTTATTGTGAATAATGTAAAAGATATTTCAGATAATGTATTTAAAATAAATGATCTAAGTAAAAATTTTATGAATGGTGTAACTCAAGATGTAAGTTTTGTAAATATAGAAAATGTTGTATTTGATTACGATGATGATGGTTTTAAAGATCTTGTTGATGATGGTACGCCTATAGATAATTGGGAAGCAGTTTTAATATGTCCAGCTGGTCTTGTATTACAAGATGGTAGTCGTAATATTTTATCAAGTTATGCAGATAGTAGCAATAATTCAGGATTTTCTTTGGGTATTGTTGGAAATGGTTCAAATAAAGGTTTATATAATGCGGATAACCCTGATGAATCTTATATTTTTAAAGACGTATGTGGTAATATTTTTCCCAATGCGAATAATACAATTGATTTTATGGAATATGGTGTTGAATTTGATATTAGTGGTACAGGTACTGATCAATTTTCTTTTGTAAAGGAGTCGTTTAACATAAGATA